TCACTAGCAACTTTATCCAATCAAGTTATTAGTTTTGAACGAAACCAACAATCAGAAACAGAAAATAATATTTTAACTTGTAGAGTTTTGAAAAATAGATTTTCAGGAGATACAGGAGTTGCTTCAATTTTAATTTATGACAAAGAAACTGGAAGACTTTCAGAAGGAAAATTTAATGCTGAAGAAAAAACTGGAACGACACATTAATGCTTTTCTTACATCTTACTTAGAGGACAACGAAGAATTTATAGGATTGGATAATGCAGATAAATTATACATTTATTCAATCTTGAGAAAACTTTTAACTTTAATTTATCAAGTTATTAGATACCCAAATGTTTATCCAATTTTATTGGTACAGAATTATAAATCAAAACAAATAATTCAAAAAGCATTTAAGGAAGTGGAAATAATTATTCCAACAGTAAACAACATAAAAATAGAGGTCGTAAATTGAAAAAATGAAATTAATATTTGATGCTGAAACTAATGGTTTCGTATCAGATGCTACAAAAGTACATTGTATCGTTATTAAAAATATAGATACCAACAAATTTTATTCTTATAAATATGATGAAATAGAAAAAGGTTTGAAATTACTTAGTGATGCTGACTTATTAGTTGGTCACAATATTTCAAAATTTGATTTATTAGTAATTAAAAAACTTTATCCAAATTTTAAATATAAAGCTAAAATATTTGATACTTTATTAGTTAGCAGACTGATATTTACTAATAGAAAAGAAGAAGACTTTAGATTTAAAGAAGTACCTACTAAATTAATTGGAAGACATTCTCTTGAATCTTGGGGTTATCGCTTAGGATTAAGAAAAGGTGATTTTATTAAGACTGGTGATTTTTCTAAGTGGTCTCAAGAAATGCAAGACTATTGTAAACTGGATGTAGAAGTAACTGCTGAACTTTATAATTTAATTTTAAAACAAAACTATTCTCCTGAAGCAATCGAGCTAGAGCATAACTTTGCCGAATGTATCATTCGTCAAGAAGCACACGGATTTTCCTTTGATGTGGCTTCTGCAAAGAAGCTGTATGCCTCACTTGCAAACAGAAGGTTGGAGTTGGAAGCAATTCTAGCTTCAGCCTTCCCCAACTGGAAGAAGTTTGTAGGAACATTCAGACCTAAAAGAGATAATAAAAAGAAAGGTTATAAAGTCGGAGTATCAATTAAGAGATATAAAGAACAAACTTTTAATCCAAATAGCAGAGACCATATCGCAGATAGACTTCAAGCTAGAGGTTGGATTCCTAAAGTATTTACACCTGATGGAAAACCTAAAGTTGATGAAACAGTTTTAAATAGTCTTCCTTATAAGGAAGCTAAAATATTATCAGAACATTTTACAATACAAAAAAGAATAGCTCAGCTAGCTGAAGGTAAGCAAGCTTGGTTAAAACTAGAGAGGAATAATAAAATTTATGGAAAAGTCATTGAAAACGGAGCCATCTCTGGCAGGTGTACCCACAATCAGCCAAATGTTGCTCAAGTACCTTCTAATTCCGTACCATTTGGTAAAGAGTGTAGGTCTTTATTTATTGCACCAGATGGCTTCAGTCTTGTTGGCTGTGATGTTGCTTCTCTGGAGTTATCTTTGTTGGCACATTTTCTTTTTCCTTACGATAATGGAAATTTTAAGAAAGCTATATTGGAGGGGGATATTCATTCCCAAAACAGAGAAGCTCTCGGACTTGCCTTACGTTCTCAAGCTAAGACTACAATATACGCTTTCATCTACGGAGCAGGAAATCAAAAACTCGGCCAAATTGTTGATGGAGGCATTAAAGAAGGAAAAACGCTTCGACAGAGACTTTTAGAAAAAATTCCAGCACTAAAGAAATTAAGAGATGATGTTTTAATAACATTTAGAAATAACAAATATTTATTAGGATTAGATAAAAGAAAACTTTTAGCTAGAAGTGAGCACTCAATTTTAAATTTGCTGATTCAGTCGGCAGGCTCATTAATAGTCAAGCAAGCAACAATTATTTTACATAGAAAATTTAATGAGAAACATTTCACCAACACTGACGTTAATATGGTTGCTCATATTCACGATGAGCTACAAATTGAGTCTAAGTCTTCACTTGCTGATGCAATAGGAAAATTAGCTGTTGAATCAGTTAAAGAAGCTGGTGAACATTTTAAAATTAGACTTCCTATAAATGCAAAATATAAAATCGGAAAAAATTGGAGTGAAACACACTAAGTAAATTTTGGTGCCTCTGACCAGACTCGAACTGGTACTCCCAAAAGGGCACGGATTTTAAGTCCGATGTGTCTACCGATTTCACCACAGAGGCAATTACAAAATATTAATGACAACACCATTTACTAAATATGATTTCGTCACTGACCTGAAATATGGCACAGACTCGGAAAAAAATATAGCAAACATTTTGGGTTTATCGGCAAAAGAATTTGAAGTCAAGACCGAAAGAAACTGGTGGACTAAAACTGGAAATATCGCAATCGAATTGGAATACAAAGGAAAACCTTCAGGATTAAATATTACTGAAGCTCCTTATTGGATTCATGTTTTACAGGAAGAATATGAACCTTTTTGTTTTGTAATTATTCCAGTCAAAAAATTAAAAATCATAGTCAATAAATTAATCGAATCTGGTGAAGAACCAAGAATGGTAGGCGATGGCAATAACAGCAAATGCCTTATCGTTAAAAAAGAAATTTTGCTGAATTACAAACTTTATATGGAGAAAATTAATGATAAGAAAACTAAAAGTTAAAAAAAGAACACTCTTAGTGGATGGTGACATCGTTTGTTATCGTATCGCTACTGCTATTGAAGAAGCTACAGAATGGCAAGACGATATGTGGACTCTACACGCTGACGCTAAAATGGGTAAGGAAATATTAGACAATGCTTTAAACAGATATTTAAAGGAATTAAACTGTAATAATATTGTAGTAGCTTTATCTGATAAATCTAATTTTAGGAAAAAGTTATTACCTGAATATAAATCTCATAGAAAGAAAATTAGAAAACCAATAATTGTAAAACCTCTTAAGGAATACATTTATAATAAATATCCTACTCATCGTTTACCAGATTTAGAAGGTGATGATACTTTAGGAATATTAGCTACATCTAAATATAAAGATAATTGCATCATATTAAGCTCAGATAAAGATATGAGAACTATTCCAAGTTTTCATCATTTTATACACGATAATCAAACAGAATTAGTAGATGAGAAAACTGCTGATTATTATTTTATGTTTCAAACTTTAACTGGGGATACAAGCGATGGGTATTCCGGATGTCCTTCAGTGGGAGCAATTAAAGCTGAGAGAGTTTTATATAACTCAGAAAAGACTTTGCCTTCAATGTGGAAGGCTGTCGTTGAAGAATACAAAAGAAATAATCTTACAGAAAAGGATGCTCTTCTTCAGGCACGTATGGCCAGAATATTAAGAACACAAGATTATAATTTTAAAACTAAAAAACCCATTCTTTGGAGACTATGAGTTTATTTAATTATATGGATGAACACGAACAAATCAAAAATCTTCACAACAGAATTAATAATATGAAGACTATTGATAAAGCTCATCAAAAACTCAATGGAGAACTAAGAGAAGAAGTTAAGTCATTAAGAAATGATATGAAATTAAAAGATAAAGAAATTGGAAGAATGATGAAAAAAATTAATAAATTAGAAAGTAAATTAAGATGATTTATACACATTGTTTAATATGTAATTGCACGCCAAAACCTGACGAGTGGTCAGAGCAAACTCAAGGGGTTTGTTTTGATTGCGGATGATGAAATTTAAAACTAAACGAAAAGCTTGGAATGGTGCATCTCCGAAATCCAATGCAATCTATTTAGAAAATTACAATAAGATATTCAAAAGAAAAGAGAATGTTCAGAGTAATACTAAGAGAGTAAAAGAAAATGACACACAAAGACTTATTTAAAGGAGTAACTTATAAATCCTTAGAAAAACAGGTTAATGGGAAACATTACTCTTCTTTCAAAATACAGCCGGCAGAATTTATAAATGAAAACAAAATCCTTTTTGCTGAAGGTAACGCTATTAAATATATCTGTAGACACCACATGAAAGGTAAAGAAGTAGATATAGATAAGGCTATTCACTATTTAGAAATGGTTAAAGAGAGAGATTATTCAAAATAAAAAGGACACTTTAGATAGTTTATGACAAAAGATATTAAAAAGATAATAGACAACATAAAATTACCAGTAATCTCTAAAGATTTACTGGATGCTCTTGATGTTTTATTTCCTGAAAGAACTCCACCTATTACGATGGAATATAAGGAAATTTGCTTCAGAAGTGGACAAAGAAGTGTAATTAATTTTTTACACGAAAAATATAAACAACAATCAGAAAACGTATTGGAGAAGAAATAATTATGTGTGGTTCAATTTTTAGACCAAGTATTCCAACACCTCCACCAGCTCCACCACCAGCTCCCGTAGCTCCGCCTGTTACAAGTCAAACACAAGCGAGTGCTAGACCTGCTGGATGGAGTGATGCTGAGGGAAGAAATTTAAATGTAGCTAGTTCTTACGATAGAAAAAGAATTGGTTCATCTAAATTAAGAATACCCATTGTTGGTGGAATTTAGAATATAAATGGCTAGTGACACTTATGGCGTAGGCTATAATTCCAAAACAATAGAAGGAAGATATAATCAATACGCAAGAGATAGGGAACTCTTTTTAGAAAGAGGTAGAGACTGTGCTCAGTTTACTATTCCTACTCTTATACCAGCCGAAGGCCATACATCCACTTCACGTTTCAATACTCCATTTCAAGGAATTGGAGCTAGAGGCGTAAACAACTTAGCATCCAAATTATTATTAACATTACTCCCACCTAACGCACCTTTTTTTAGATTTTCCATAGATAACTTTGCTCTCAAAGAAATTGAAGAAGAT